CCTGTGGCCTAGCATGTCTTTTTCTACCTAAAATATATGATGCTGTTGCCATTATCTATTACCCCTAATTCTTTGTGCGTCAATTTGTTTAATTTGATTAATAACAGTTCTTGCAATATCATTTGGATTTGCATTGCTATTTGATACATTGACGCTTAGACTATAATTATACACTGAGTTACCTAGAACTTCTCCATTATTAATACTATTCATTACCCCTGTGCCAAGCATATCAACTGCTCTTTTTTGTACTACAAACTCCCCAGGAGTTAGCATTGCTGGGATAGTGTCTGTTCCTTTACCATATCCGCCTGCTGCAAAATATTTTGGAACAACTCCACCCATTGCCATATATTTAGGAACCATTCCACCAGAGTTCATTGGGATGCGTAGGTAATTTAAAGGGTTGTAGGCTGCAGGCTGAGGCTTAGGTTTAGTTTGTTTCGCTGCCCACACTGGCGGGGCTTCTTTTTGCACCCCACCTAAATATTTGCCCATCTGAGTGGCCCAATCATCAGCAGCCTTTGGCGCATCTGGTGTTGGTAGATTCAGGTGATTTAGGAAAGGAGGTGATGTTGATGTTGGTGTCCCACCTGCTTCTGCAAGTGCTTTTAATCTTGCTTCTTCTTTTAATCTTGCTTCTTCTGCTTCTCTCTGTTTTTTTATCTCTTCATCTGAATAACCACTACCTGTAAGTTCTACTTTTTTTGTAGACTGTTGTGCAAGCAATTCTTTAACTTGAACTCCAACAGCCTTAAGCGCAGTTACGGTAGCATTTGCATCTCCAACAACACCCTGTAATATTTGTCCCAAGAAATCTTTATTGTTTGGATCAATGCCAGCATCAAGAGCCTTAGCAATTCCAGTAACTGCAGACTCTATTTCAACTCGTGTCATTCCAATGGTTTTCTTAAGTTCATCGTCTAAAGCATTTTTAGCAAGTCTAATTCTTTCTTCAATATCTGATAGGCTATTAATAATAGCCTTATTATCTGCTTCAATTTTCTCTCTTGTTTTACCACCAAATTCAATGCCAGCAAGTTGTTTCTTTCTTGCATCTTCAATTGCCTTGCGTTTTCTTTCAATCTGTGCAGCAGCCTCTGCTTGTCTAATTTCCTGAATTGCTCCTGCTGCGCCTGCCATATCTCCACCAGCAAGTGCCTGAGCAAGACCAAATCTTCTTTGCTGTATTTGATTAATTTCTTCTTGTTTTACTGCAATCTTGTCTAATGCTTCAATTTGCTTGTCATACTTTTCATTAATTTTTTCTTCTTCTTGCGATATCTTTTCTAAAGCATATTCATTTGCTTCTTGACGAGAACTTAAAATTGCTTTTTCAGATGCATATTGATTTTCAATTAACTGCTCTTGTAATGCTACAAACTTTTGCACCATTTCAAATCTAGCCTTTTGGCCATCCATCGCATCCATAAGACCAATTTTTTCTACTCTTTCATATTGTTTTTGAGCATGAGTTAGTTTTTGTGTTTCTTCTTTAAGTTTTTGTAGTTGTTCTGGACTAAGTTCCTTATTTGCAATTGCAAGAGCAAGAGTTTGATCTTTAGCAAGTTCTTGGGCTTCTGCAAAAGTAAATCCAGCCTTGACAAGTGTTGATGTGGCCTGTGTTTGCTGCTTAAGTGCTAGAACGTTGTTTCTAATGCTTACCTGGTACTCGCCTAGTTTTGCAGAAACCATACCACGCATAATTGCCTTACCAGCCTCATTGAGAATAAGTAGTCCCTTTTGACCTTTTTCAACAAACTTTTCAAGATTTTTTTGTATTCCTTCTGGACCAAAAGAATCTACAAAATCTAAAAATTCTTGACTTACTTGGCCATTTCCTAAAAGTTGTTGATCAACACCTTTAAATTTTGTTAAACTGATTGCATCTTTACCAGACATAACTCTCTTTAATTCTTTAAGTCCACCAAGAGCATTAATGCTGCGGTCTTGAACCATCTTTAGTCTCATTAATAAGTCATCAAATGTTGTATCTCTTTCTTTTTTACCACCAGCACCTTTGCCACCACCTGGAACAGATGACTTATCTCCTGCAGTTTTTGTTACCTGTCTTGCTTTAAAGTCAGCATATTTTCTAAGGTAAGAATCTGTAAATCCGCTTTGGTCCGCTTGTCTTGGGTTAACACCCTGTTCTTTTAACCATGATTGAAATTCTGGATTATTAGCATCTATAGTTTCCGTTGTTGTAATTAATGTTTTTAAATAAACTTTTTGATCTTCTGCTGGAAGTTTGAGATAATAATCAAGATTTTCATTAAGTGTTTGAATTGCTTTTGGACTTGAGCCTAAAATCTTAGTTGCAATATCTACCTTAATCTTGCCTTTCTTTGCATCAACTTGTTTAAAAATATCCATAAGACGTGCTTGTTTATCTACATCTTTTGATATTACGTTTCCAATTATACTTACGTCTAATACTCCGCCAACTTTGCTAATCTGATTCCAAAAATCAATTTTTTCTTGTGCTTCTTTAGATGTCGGTGCTGCTCCTACTTCAAGCATAATTTGTTTTTGTAGTTCAACGTTTGCGCCATCTTTTCCAGCAAACATTGAAGCAACGCTTAAGGCTTCATTTGACACTGCTCCACCAAACTTAGTGGTGATGTTAAAAAATTTTTCTTGATCTTCTTTAGTTTTAAAAATGTCTACAATATCAAGGACCTGCATAGGATCAAGTTGTCCAGATGCTAATTGCATTTTAAGAGTATACTTTTGTTCATCTTTAAGTTCCATGTCATCAATAGTAGATTTTGATAATGTAGCAACATCTTCAAGTGCTGTACCTTTATATTTAGAAGTTATAGCCTTATCTACACCCGTCATAAGTTGTGATTGTGCCTTTGAATTTGTAAATGACTCAGTAATTTGTTGTGTTGTTTTTTGATTTTCTTCAACAAGTTTTTGCCTATTTGTATCATATTCTACTTGAAGTTTTTTGGCTTCTACAATTTTTCCTTCTGCTTTTAGAAGTTCTATTTTTCGTTGATATTCTAAATCCATAGAGTCTAACAATTCTTGTTGTTGTTCTAATGCAATTTTTTGTAATGCTACTTGAGCACCTGAACTCTCACCCATTCTTTTTGCTCTATCTTTTCTACCATATATTGCACCAGCAATTGCACCGCCAATTGAGCCGACAACAGCGCCAATGGCTGTACCAACGACTGGAAGAATCATTGATCCCACCACTGCTCCCGCTAATGCACCTCCGCCAGCACCTGCTGCTTGCCAACCTTGAGCCTTAACCATATCCATGCCTGTCACTTTGCTTGACCTATTAGTAGCCGCTGCTGCTTGACCCATTCTTTCTCTTGTATCTTGAACTAATTTTGTTCTAACAGTTAATGGATCTGTCATTAAGTTTTCACCACTGGGGCCAAGGATAGATATTAACTTAGCGTTAACGCTCATTCCAAATGAATAATCTCCAAGTTCTTGAGCAATATTTGCAACAACGCTTCTTGCTTGTTCAGCGCTCATTGCTCCAGAACTTACTGCTGTTGCCATTTGTGAAACAAGTGCACTTTGAGCACCTGCTTGTCCACTTTGTTTAATGTTTTTTCCAACATCTTTAGCCATTTGCTTACCCTGCTCACCTTCAGCAAATGCTTGTCCAAATGTTTTTTTGCCTGGTTGAATTTGATAGATTCCAGTTTTTTCTTTTCTTCTTCTTTCCATAACTTCACCAGCAGATACTTTTCCTGCTGCTTCTGCAAACATTCTTATGTTTTTAGAACTTGCTCCCATTTGTTCTGCAAATGCAAGAGTTTCATCTTGTGCCTTATCAAAACTTCTTCTAACCAGTACTGCTGAAAGAGCAATTGCTCCAATTCCAACAACAGCAGCACTTATTGGTCCCTGAATCATGGACATGGCCATTATTGCTCCACTAGCAGCCGTCATCATTGGAGCAACCTTATCTGCAATTCCTCCACCCATCAATGACGCACCCTGAGCAACAGCACTTAAACCAAATGCAGCCATGTTTGCCCTTTGCATAAGCATTTGATTTCTTACTCTCATTGCTTCAACATCTTGTCCTCCTGCTCCACCCGCACCTCTACCAAACCTACCAAATCTTCTTTTAGTTGTTTGCTTAGTTTTTTCTTTTTCCTTATCTTCAAATGGATAATCAACACCTACTGGAATAGCAATTCCTCCAGGACTTACACGTTCACCAGATGGTAGTGTTGAAACAGGGTTTTGCATTGATGCTTGATTATTAAGTGCATCTCTAGTACTTCCAAGCAATGCTCGTGATAGCACATTTGCAAACGCTGTACTTGCTTTTGATAAACCACTTTCTACAACAGTACTAAATCTTTTACCAGCACTATCTGCGCTTTGTGGACTTATTCCAATATCTGCATATGGATTGCCTTGGCCTGGTGGAAGAGGGATAATCGGTTCATAAGGTGTGGGTCCTCCTGTGGTTCCTTTAGACCTATATTGAACCTTACCTGAATTCATTGCTTCAAGAATTGGACCATTTTCTTGTGTAGCCTTTTTATTTACTACAAATTCTCCTGGGGTAAGTAATGCTGGTACAGTGTCCTTCTCTCCATACCCTGGAACAGAGCCACCAGATGCAAATCTCTTTGGAGTTCCATATTTCCTATTGGCAACATTTAATTTACTAAATCCAACTCCACGCATTTTTAACATATTAAACATCATATTTGGTGCTCTTAACATTTTTTTATGCGATTCTGGTAGTGCATCAAAATCAGATTGCCTTCTAGGAAAAAATCCCATAAATGCAGTAGAGTTTGATTTTTTAGAATGTATGGAACCTAGTGCATTAAGTACATGGCCTTGAATACCACCTTTTCCTGTTTGTTTAAGTCTTGGTTGGCCTTTACTAGGGTCTATCTTCCCTCTAGATGTCATGCCCTTATCTTTAGACATTCCTAATCTATAATCTTTTGCAGCAAGTTTAACTATATTTTTTGATATATCTTCTGTATTTTTTAATTGAATAGACATAAAACGTTTATACAGTCTTCGGTAAGTTTTACCGTCTATTCCTTCTCCTTCGGACATTGCACCAGCAAGTGCATATCGCATTGCCATTTCTTTTTTCCATTTAAGAGGATTAGAGTGTATTTTTAAATTAGTATCAAGATCTGCTAAAGCCATTTTCATAAACTTAGTATCTCTTTCTAATTTCACAAGACTTTGCTTAGTTGGTGGTTGTGGAGGTCTTGACTCCATCTTTTGTAATTCTTTTTGAATAGTTGCTTTTGATCGTATTGCATCTTCATAAGTTAAAGGATATGGTCTTGCAATATCAAGACTAGGTCTTTCGCTTATTTGATTATAACCATGATTTCCTAAAATAGTAAAACCACTATCGATTTTATATCCTGCTTTTGCACCCATAGTATGCAAGTTTGAATCTTTTCCACTTGTAAAATGTAATTTTTCTAAAGAGTTTAAACTTGGATCATATTCTCCTGTTAACGGAGATCTTCTAGGAGTCCCCCCGTTCCTTAATACAAAACCACCCTTATTTAATCTTTGTAAAAATCCTTTATTTTCTTGTGCTGCATCTTTTCTTACAACAAACTCTCCAGGAGTTAGCATTGCAGGAACTGTGTCTCCACTTCCTGATCCTGGAACAAATCCTCCTGCTGCAAATTTCTTTCTTCTAGTTGGCCCTAGCATGCCAGGGTTTGCTATTGCAAAATTATTTGCTGCAACAACACCACGTCTATATGCATTTGTTAATCCATCAACTGCACTAGATTCTAAAGTAAATGTTTGAATTAATTTTGAATGTGCTTGATTTAAAGATGCAGCAATTGTAGCAGCCTCAATTTGTTCAGAAGACATGTATTGAGTTTGAAATGCTAACTGGTTAGATTGTTTTCCTAGACCAAGAAATCCACTTCTCATTGTTGTAAATAGTTTAATAATATTTGCTGCGCCGTTGGCAATCAAACCAAAAGTCATAAGGAATACTGGACCAATTGCTCCTATAATTGTTGTAACTACAACTAATGCTTTTTTAGTTCCGTCTCCAAGACCATTAAACTTTTCGAGTATCTTGCCGACAAACTCTGCTATTGGTGTAACTGCCTTTAAGAACTGTTCTCCAACTGGCGCAATTGCTGATTTAAGACCTTCCATTGCCTTTTGAAATTTTGTTCCAGTTGCATTTTCTAATGTTTTTAATTCTCTTTCAGAAAGAATTGCCAACTCTTCGGTTGATTGTGAAACTAAATTTAAAACTCGTGATGCCTGTGTTCCATCTTTACTTACGTTTTGAAATAGAGTTGAAAGTCTTGAAAACTGGAATTTACCAAAAAGTTGCTCAATTGCTCTTGCTCTAGTTAGTGGGTCTAATGTATCTAATGCAGCAGCAAAATCTAAAACAATTCCTTTAACATTTCCTTGATTAGATTCAACAATTTGATTAATATTAACACCAAACTCCATAAGCATTGCTGATGCTTTTTCAGTTGGGTTAATTAATGCTGCAAGGCCAGACTTTAATGCGTTTGCACCTTCAGAAGCATTAATTCCACCTTCCTTCATTGCTGTAAGGAAGAATGCAAGATCTTCTACGTCTCCACCAAGTTGTTTAACAACTGGACCAGCCTTTGGAATTGCAATAGTTAAATCTTCAATGCTGACAACAGTTTGGTTTTCAACTGCGTTAAGAAAATTAATTTTTCTAGCAAGGTCTTCTGCTGATGTTCCAAATGCATCTTGTAATGCAATTGTCGTAGATAAAGCCTCTGACTGCTCTACAGACCCAAGAACCGCAAGACGTGTTGCTTCTGTAACTTGCGCCATAAGGTCTGCGCCCATCTTACCGCTGGCTGCTGCATCTGCTGCAAGTTTCATAGTGTCTACAACTGCAACACCGTATTTTGTAAACTCATCAGCAAGCAATCTTATATTTTCAAGAGCAGCATTTGTCTCTTCTGTTGTAGTAAATATTTCACCATAAACACGCTTAAATCTAATTGCTTGTTTTTCTAAATCCATAAATACTTGAGATGCTTTAGTACCAAAAATAGTAAGAGGAATTGTAAAACCAACCATGAGTTGGCGACCAGCCCATTGTGTATTCTTACCAAAATTTAAAAGGTTTGTTGATCCTTGTTTTAATAGTTGTCCGAACAACTGTTGTTTTTGTGCAGCAAGAGCAATTTTTGTTGATAAGTCTTGCATGTCTAGAGTAAGCGGTCTTACTGCTATAGACTGTAGCGCTCCGTTTGCTGAACGACCCATCTTAATATACTGGGTCTGCATTGTTTTGACACGCTCTTCAGCAACCTTGCCAATTGTGTCAAATTCAGATTTAAATAATTTACCAAAAGTTCTTGTAGAACCAGCAGCAAACCTAAAGTATTCTCTGGTAGAAAGTTTATTTCTTTCTAAAGAATCAGTAAATGATTCTGTTGTACTTTTTATTTCTCTAATGCCTGCTGAAAACTTACCCGTAGCATTGATAGAGTTAATTAAATTATTTTGTAAATCTTGTTGTGCCCTTGCTGCCTGAGCACTATTTTTTGCTAAAGAGGTGTGAAATGTTGATATTTGTCGTTGCAGTGCTTTTAATTGTGCTAACGCTTCACTAGCATCAATATTAACTTGAATATTGGACTGAATATCAGCCATTCACAGCACCTCTTTAGTTTTAAATATTTAGAAGGTCAGCCTCTTGAAGATTAACTCCAGATGCTGCTTCAATAATCTTATATACAGTTGGAAGATCCAAGATTTCTTCTAACTTTTCCATGTCGTCTGCTAATTCTGGCTTATATTGCTGCAATGCAATATTTACACATTCTAGAAGAACGACAAGCGACTTTTCGTTATCCTGAGAAACAGTTGCAATCTCCTCAAACTTTTTCATAAAAGGCTTAAGCAATGATATTTTTAGAGGTCTTAGTGCAATCTTAGTTCCATCAATAAGAACTACAGTTTTTTCATCTTTTGCAGTAGTTGCTGCCATTATATTGTTCCTTTCAACATAGTAAATCAATTATAGCATAAAACACTATTTTTGGGTAAGATCTTCGTACTCTAAACCCATTCCTATTCCAAACCCAGCCATTTGTGCATTTGCACCTTGTAATGATAAAACATCATTACCATCAGATGTTTTTCCTTTGCTAAATACTCTAGCCTTTAAGTTTTCCCATTCATTTTGCTGATTTTTTCCCTTGTCAATATCTACACCTTGTATTGCTGCTAAAAACTTTTTTTCTTCATAATCTAACTCTCTTCGTGAAGCAAGGGTTGCCATAAGTTCTGGCATTGATAAAGATAGTTCTAATTCTCTATAATCTTTCCAAATTCCTATTAAAAATACTTCAGACTCTAGTTTTGCAAGATCTAAATCTGACCATCCAGATGCTTTTTCACCATCCATAGTTTTTTGTTTTACATCTTTATCATCTTTACTATTTACTTTAATATTGGCTGCATACTCTAATATTTCATAAACCATATGTAAATCTACTAAATTTTCTACATCTTCCAGGGATTTAGCCTCGGGATAATATTGTCTCATTGCAATAGCAGCGCACTTAACCAAAACATCAACTGCATCCATATCATCTTTTACATCTTTTATATTTTCAAATTCGTCCATAAGATCATGCAAATGTTTAATTTTTAATGGCACCATCTCAATGTACCTGCCATTTAATAACTCAAGATTTTTTGAAGAATATATTTTTGTAGCCATTTACATAATTTTAGCACAAAAAGACAAAGCCCATCTATAAAAGATGGGCCTTATCAATCAGTTAAGATTATGATGCAGTGTGAGTGCGATCAACGATCTTGCCGTATGTTGCTGTCAAGTCATCTGGAAGAAGACGGAATGAAACTTCAAACATTGAAGCCTCGTCACGCTTAGCAGATACTGTAACATTTTCAATGGAAAGAGCACGATACGCAACGTATACACGCTCAACGTTTCCAGAATCTTCACAGTCACCAGTTCCTGGACCTACTGCAACGATACCACGCTCAACTGGGCATTCTCCAATGTCTCCTGCGGAGAGATTAAGAGTGCGACCTGCTGATGAAGCCTTGTTGCCTGAAAGGTCGGAATCCTGGCCTGCGGTAGCAAGAAGAAGATTCTCAAGAGTTGCCTCTGCAAAAGCGGTAGCAAGATTTACTTGCATTCCCTGCTTGTAGAGTTTTGCAACGTCTAGAATCTGGTCGACCTGAACCTCACCAAAATCTGGTTGGAATTGAAGTTCAATACCGTTCATTGTATAACCAACGTTTGTGTAGTCTGGGTCTGCTGAAAGAGTAGACTTGTAAGACTCTGTGCTTACAAACGATGGAATAGCGTTAGTAGTGGTATTGAGATTGGCATCAGCAACGAAAAGGGCTGCTGCACCTACGATAATATTAGTGGATGTACCACGAGAATATGCTGGCATATTTAATTCACCTCTTTTTTAGTTTTGTATTAAGTTGTGTAGTGGTAAACAAGGCGATGTTTCCTCTAAACCCAGTATATCAGTGTTTTTAGGTATAATTAATATCAGGATCTGGGATGGCAGTATTAATGATTTTCTGCTGATTAATGGAATGGTAGTCATATTCAATAACGAATTTATTGAGCGTCAAGCCTCTTAAAGCAGCAAGTTCAGTTAGGTCTCTAACTTCTTCCAATTGATAAACTTTAATGTCATGAAAATATACGTTATGTGTAATTGGTACGGCTGAATCACTTATTGGGCTATTCCCGTTTTGCTTAGCCATGCACCATCTATTTAGGTCCTCTGCAGCAGCATCTGATCTATCAAGAAGTTGTGAAATTATAATTCCAGCATCTATGATCTTGCTTGGGACTGAATAGACATAATATAAGAGTTGTTCACACTTCATAGGATAAAAAGCATCTCTTCTAAATCTTAGGAGCCTATCATACTGAATAGCAATATCCCATTGCACTGAAAGAGCAGTTCCATTTTCATCATATTGTTGTGGAATATCAACTCTGTTTTTTGTTAAATCATCTATTGCATTCGGACTGCTTGGAATTGTAAGAACACTAAAGCCATACTTGTTTAGTTCTTCTTTAATATATTCATTAATCCAGATAGGTGGAAATGGAAGGTCTCTTATGTCTTTCATACTCTTATTCTACCCCAATTGTTGCATTCAATATCCAATTATATCCTGTTTGTATTCCTTTTGATTTGCCTTGCTTAGATCCTGCTTTAAAATTATTCTTATAGGCTTTTGGACTTTCTAAATAGTCAATAAGGCCACTAGATCTTAAAAATATCTGACTAAAATATGATCTAAAAAATGAATCAAAAACTTTTTCATATGACCCCTGAACTTGATCTCCTCCAGGATTTTCTACTGTAACTGGTTGTTTGGTAAACACCTGTTCTCCATTGTCTTCAAATGCAAGAACACTTTTATTTTTAGGTCTAATGGTTACTGGAATTCCATTTTCCATTATTCTAGCCTTGTCATAAAACGGAACAGAGGATCCACTTTTTCTTGATCTTGACTGAGTAAAGGTAGAATTAAAAGAAATTCCAATATCATTTACAATATACTTAATTTCATATAGTCTTGCTGATGGGCTTGCAATTCTATCCCACTCATAAATATGATGTAACGCCCCTGGACTCATTCTTGCATTAACATCAATATATTTTTTTAAACCGTCTATAGTTCCTTTTGCTAAATTTGTCATAAATCTTGACTCACCCAATTTTGTTCCATCAATAAATCCTATTGAATAATCAACAACATTAAGCATAGTTTTTTCAAACTTTAAAGAATTTAATCTTGTTGTTATCATTAATCATCAACGCCTTGATTTTCTGCTCGTCTAACAAGTATTTTATAGTATTCAATATTTCCAAATGGACCAGTGAATGGCTCAAGAGTTGCAATTTCAAATATTGTTCCACGATCTTCTCTAGCACCAGATGTTTCTTTATAAATAACTTCTCCAGAACAGTTACGAACATTAGTAATTAAAATATTTGTAATTGAATTATTTGTTCCATCTTTTCCTATACGAATATCATTTTTAACTCTGCCAAGAAGCATGTTTTCGTACTGTACAAATATTTTTGGTTTTACCTCTTCTTCAAATGCTGAGCCTACTGGATTTAAACTAATTACGATAGTTCTGTCAAATCCCCAGTCTTTTTTTATTTGACCATAAACATCTTGTTCAACAATGGGATGATATATATCTGCAATCATTGGGTACATAAAATCTATTTCGTTGCATGACATTACAATACCCCAGGAACAATAATGTTACTCGCATATCTCTCAAGAATCTTATCAACAATAAGGTTTCCAGTACCAGCAAACAGGGTCTTATCAAACTGAATTCTAAATTGATCTGTATTATATGCAGAGGCATACCTCTTAAAATAATCTAACTTTCCACACTTAATGTCATCCATTAACATTAATGTTGCTTCTTTTATATCTGTAGGAACAACCTTATATCCTGCTTCTACCACAAACGTATAGTCTGAACCCTTAGAAAATGTATTGCCCCAGCCAATTGGACCAAGCCAGTCTGATTGTGCAGTAGGCAGCATAAGCGGTGCTTGATCTGCTCTATTGTAAGCACCTGTAATTTCTTGAATAATAGCAGTTTTGTTGTCACTTAATTTATAAGTAACTCCAAAAATTGCTGGCTCTGCCAAGGAAGAGTCATACCAAAGTTCGTTGTTTTGATATACCTTCAATACTTTACGTGCTCTATGTTTGATTGGAGCATAGTCTGTGTTAAGACCAGTATGCTCTATTGTTTCAGTTTTATAATAAAATCCACCAGTAATAGCATCAATAATTAATCTTGCTGTTAATTCTCTTTGAGTAATTTCCGCTATTTCTGTTGCTGTTGTGCCAAGGCTTGCTGGATCAACATACGGCCTTGTAATTTGAAGCATATCTTCTACAACAACATCTTCATCAACCTCTTGAATTCTTAACGCATAAACTTTATCGTATAAATGCCACTCATCTGTTTCAAACGCATAGTTTATTTTTTTGCCTGTTGTTGATGTTATTCTTTCTTCTAAAATAACTACATCTCTATCTTCGTCTTCAATAATCAAATCATATGCTGTAGATGCTGCTGGTACATCATAGGAAATGCTTAACGGGTAAGGGGGAAGACGAAGTATTTTCATTTATTTTTGCCGTAATATTTTGCTAATTCAACGGCGCTAACCTCTCGTACAGACTTAGATTGTAAAAATACCTCTAAATTTCCTTTATCAATAATAGAAAATCCTTGATCAACATGTCCATATCCTTCAAAATATAAATTCTTTTCAGAATAAATGACTGTTTGATCATTAACATCAGCCTTTGATGTTACCTTTTTGTTTGTAGTTGCCATGTGTTACGCTCCTTAATAGTACCTTAATTATAGCAGATTGTTAAAAAGGGCAGAGGACGAATCCCCTGCCCTAATTAATTTTTTTAGTGATTAGGAAGCAGCAATGTCCTTATAGGCAATTGCATCTTCTTCTTCAATCTGGATACCGAAACGGACAAACACTGTGTATTCGATAGTATCTTTCTTTGGTTGATACTGACGGTTTACAGTGATATCGCGTTGGAAGCCCCAGATACGGTTTGCTGGGAATGTCAAATCGACATAATCTGCTGGATAGTAAGGAACTTCCATTACGTCAATGCCGAGTACACGAGTGGTACGAGCATTGCCAATAACCTGTCCTTGACCATCAAGATACGCTTGACGATTTGCTTGTGTGCTACCTGTACGGCTTGAAAAAGCCTCAGAAATAGCATCAGCAAGTGTACCGTTGTTGCGAACAATGCTCTGGAACACATCTGTACCTGCATAAAACTTAAGATTATTCTTAAGTGCACGATACTTACGTGGCATTGCATTGATAATACCCTGCATAACTGGAGTTGTCCAGTTATCGGATGTAACTGCTGGAAGCACAGAATCGTGTGCATCTCCATTAGTTGTAATTAAGTGGTGGAAACCTTCCATGATTGACAAGAAGTTTCCTGTTGAACCATCTCCGTTGATAGCCAAATCTTCGATATCATTACCGAATGCATTGGTCATCAAACGAACAAGATGATCTTCAAGTGCTGCACCTTCAACGTTATCTTCAAGTGCTTCTGTAGTAACTTCCCAATCAAGACGAATCTTCTTGGTTGTTAATTCTACCTTAGTAAATGTTGCACCTGTGTTAGCAAAAGCACCATCTCCTTGAGCAGCAGCGCGAAGAACACGCTCACCAACGTTAACTTTTTCAAGTTCCATTGTGTTGGCTCGCATAGTAACTCTACGGCCATCCTTAGCGAGAACTGTAGCATCCCAGACATAATCAATAAATTGACGTGCCTGTTCTGGTCTCAGAATTCCACTAGCAGCAGATCCCGAAGGATTTACAGCGTTTGCACCAGTTGTTACACCGAATTGTGCGGTTGGGATGTTACCCAAGGTGCTTGCACCTGGAGTAGAAACACCACCGATTCCACCAGAAGCAAAGCCACCATCCGCGTTATATAAACCCGAGTCTGATGCGCCTGCGCTACCTGGTTGATTCTTAATAATTTCTTCTGACATATTGTTCACCTCCTAGTGAATTTCCTTACTTAAATAGGTCGGTTGCGAGGAAACGACCGCCCCATAAGGATTTCTGAACCATTTCTGGTTCCTGTACGATTTCGCCTAGATCGCCAGATTTGCGGAAAGCAGTGTCTTGCTCTACAGCATCGACTCTCTTTCCAAACTCAGCATTACTTTCTTTGACGTTCTTAACCTCTTTAGATACGTCTGTAATGGACTTGCTTAATTCAGCAACTTGAGTCTGGACCATCTTCATGGTCTCTTCATTCAAGGACTTAATAGTTGCTGCTAGATCGCCAAAGGCACTCGCAAGAGTTTCTTTAATTTCGGCAACTGCATTGACTACCACCTCGTCAGATTTTACAATCTCTTCAGTTGCTTTTGCAACTTCATCTGACTTAGCAAGTTCAGTCTCAACAACTGCTTCGGCTGCCTCAGTTGTTTCAGCAACAATTGCTTCTTCAACTTCAACACTCTTGGTAACAGTTTCAACATCTGTTGCCTTTGGAGCGACCTCAACATCTTCAACAACTTCTGTTGTTTCATTTGTCATAGGACTTACCTCCTTTTGAATCTCAGTTGGACTAATACCTTTGGCACTATCAACTAAGAACTTTATCATGTTTGTTTTTTCATCATCATTTTTCTCAACAAAACCTATATTTTTCATTGCTTGTCCAGAAGTGGGGCTAACTTCTGTTTCATTTTCTGAAACCATAACAAGGCCAGACTCTTTGTCCCAAAATACGTTTTCTACAACAATATCTGCTGCAGAACCCTTAAAAACATTTATCCCATCTACTTTTTCAATAGAAATAATGCTTGCAAATTGATTTGCTGGGTTATCAACAAGTGAAAGTTCTATAAGATCATAGTCTTTAATAATTCTAATTGGCTTATCCATTTTCTCATCATAGCCATCATCCCACTTATTCATTCTTCCGCCAATTGAAAAACCTGTATATGTTCCATCCAATACTTTCTCCCACGCATTTTGTGCGCCTTTTGATACATATGCAGAAACAAAAACACCAGAATAAAACTTCTTTGACTCTGGATCAAAATATTTATCTTCTTTAAATGCCACCATTTTGCCTACTGCAGATGGCTGATGCATTTCACGGATGTTCCCTCTAAACTGAGAAAAAGCCTTTAAACTAGCGTCATTTGTTACAATATCGTTTTGTACATCAAGATTGTCAAGTGTTGCAAAACCTGATACAATTCTACGTTCCTTATCAACTTTAGCAAAAGGCATTGACAACCTTACGTTGTCTCCTTGTGTTGACCAGTGGGCTTTATTTATGATACTCATATCACATCCATTATATCAACTATTTTATCAGTTTGTTGATATTATGTGGAAGACCTTCCCTCTCCTTGTGGATTACGTCCAGAAATTGTGGATGGAGAGTCTGAATTGTTATTTGTTCTTTGAGAGTCTCTTTCTCTATTTCCAGAAAGATTTGCTCTAGCATCTGTTGCTTGTCTTGCAGACATCTCAAATGGTGCATCTCCATCTGGTCTTTGTGGCAAGCCAATAGCCTCTCTAGCCTCGTTTGGCATCATAACCTGAGTCTTAACATATCTTTCTAGAATCTGAGATTGTGCAATTTCATCAGTTAATGTAAGTTCATTAAACTTAAGTTCAAGAATATCTGTTTTTTCACGAACAACTTTGTTAATAAGTTTTTCTAATTCTTGTTGTGCTGGTCTAGCAACCTGCTCTTTGAATGTTCTATCTTGTGATAAAGCAGCAGCAATTGATCCACTATCTGATCCACCCAGTTTAGAAATGGGCACTTGATGAGCAATCAAAATGTCATCACGATTTCTAATTCTATATTCATTAAATGAAGCCTCTTGAATTCCATTTTCAATTGGATCCATTTTAAACTCAACTTTATTATTTTCACTATCTCCAGGAAGTGGGATATAAAGCGTTCTATGTGATTGTGATTTTAATCCAGTTTGTAAGAACCTAAACATCTTATCTTCTGCGTCTGCGCTTAATTTTGCACCCTTAAGAGTAATTATGTATCTAGGAACTGCCTTATTTTCAAAATAATCAATGTTATATTGTGTTGCTAGTTGATCTCCAACAAGTGCTGGCAATGCAGCAATAATATCTGGTACACCATAATATGTGTTTAATGGTGAGTATTGTTTAAAGTGAATAATTTCATTTGGTCTACGATCTGTTGTAATTGGGTTTGGATTCTTTGCCCCAAAATTTCTAAAGTAAATTACAGATGGACCAATAATTTGAACATAACCATCTCTTAGTCTGCGAACACGAATAGTTGTGGCTGGAATGTGTCCAATATACCCAATCTCTCCAGCAACAGTACGACCAATTTCTAGATATGCATTGCCAGTTGCTTGCATATCTACATAGATTTTTTCCATTGTTTTCGTAAAACTATCATCATCATTAAGGCCCTCTAGCCAATCTTTCATTTCAATCTTTGCACGTTCAATACGCTTTCTTGCTCTACCCAAGGATGTCTCATCTTCAACATTTTCAAGTTTAAGCATTGTACGTGAACCAACGACAAAGTCATATCCAAGACCAACAACATTTTCTACTTTTGCATCAATCGCTGCATGATTTGCAAAAGAAGTGTCATAATAATTTGCTAATTCATAAAGATTATATGGTGGTGTAATAACATCAAATAATCCGTAGCCATTTCTAATTACTGCACCAGGATTAATAGCCTTTGATCGTGCATCTTCAACACCTGCTGGACTTGAGTTTGCACTATTAAGATATGCAGTTGCTGCTGTATCTGCCTTGCCTAAATTTCTTGATGTGCGTCTTTTAAAGTTTTGATCTAAATTTGCTAAACCCTTTAAATCATCCCAAGACTTTCCAAAAATATCGTTTTTCTTAAAGGTGTCATCTTTTTCTACTGGATCGCTAATTGAAGCGCCAATAATGTAATCTTCATTCATTATTCTTCACCATGTTCCTTTAATGTTTGCTGTGCATCATAAACTGCACCAAGATCGTTCATGTTTGGAATAAGACCTTCACGCATTCTTGATAGTTGCTCTGTATATTCCATCTCACTTACTCTTTTAATTCCTGCATGAAATTCTGCATGACCACCTTCACAGCCATAATATTCCGCTGATCTTCTTAACTCAGCCATTTTTTGTATATCGCCACGCATTGATGGTATGTTAAGAAGGTTTCCATGACCATCTCCAAACGCCTTTCCATTAGGCTTCATCCAAATATAAATACCCCAGTCGTAACCTTTTTCAATTACTTTGAGTTTAGTTTTACCAACTTTTTCTGGTTTTGAATTATTCATAACCACAAGTATACCATATTATGCTGGGGTGACAATATATTCTTGCCAGGATGTGTCCTGATATGCAGCAACGCTATTTGATACTATTCTAAAATCATTATTAAAATCATCTACGACAGTTGTTCTATTTCCAATATATGTCTTATAGACTTCTGATGGATTAACAATATATCTAGAATCTCTAGACCTAATTAACATATTGTTCCAGTCTCCTTCATTTTCCCACCCCTGCCAACTAGCCTCTTCATCTTCAACTTCCTGCCAAGTTCTTAAAACAAGGCGTTGTACTACCTGCAAGGCTGTTCCTTGATAAAAAGAAATATTGTTAAACATCATCAAATATTTCAAAACAATACTTCCAGAATAATTATCAAAATTTAAAGATGAGTTAAATGATATACCAAAAGAATACCATTGCTGAATATCAATAACTGGTTGACCAACTAATTTACCATTTAAATAATATGACAAATCTGTAAAAATAGTACCAGATGACCTTAACTTGCTAAATATAACTCCTCGCTTTCCAGTTGATGAGTTTGACTGGATGTAGAAATCTAAAGAATCTCCTTTATAATTAACTTCAAATATCTTAACTGGATTTTCTGGAAATGCATAAAGGTCACATCTTGTAAACATTTGTATAGCACTTAAAGAATATTTATCTATAAGTGTTGATGAAACTGGTATTGAAACTCCTCTTTCAATATCATTGATACCATTTCGTAATTCTAGACCACTCTTTCTTGTTAAATATAAATATGGAGTATTGTCTTTATCAATAATTAATGGATTTTTTCCTTTATGGCCAGTATAAAATCCAACTTTTTTAAATGGATAAAGATCTATTCCATATTTTGTTCCAATTGGTGTACTAGATGTATAGTTTAGCGTTCTTGCAGCAAACTCTAGTTTTCTCAAAAAAACTTTTTTCTTTAAAATACTTTTTACTTTAAAGTTAACAAAATATATTAATGACATATTTTCTAAATTAACATTTTTATCTGGATATATTAAATAGCCATCCACTAACTCAAACTTTTTATCTGTCCATGATGTTGTATTTAAATCTAAAACTCTTGACTGGTTTGCAGAAACATCTGTATAATCTTCATCTGGTTTTGAATATCCATTCGATGTATAGTCAAATGCTATGTAAGATCTGACAGATGCGTCTGATGTAGAATATGTATTTGATACAGAAGAATTAGTCCAATAGTTTTGTCCTGCTGCTGGGATATCTGATGGAGACGGATAATCAATGTTAAACTGAACATAATCTAAATCACTAACTATATTATTTTCTGAGTTTGCTACTTGAGACATTAATGAGGATACTGGCAAATAATCTCTCCAGT